CCCTATAGACGTACGTGCCGCCCCGCCCGAAAAAAGACACCGGCAACACAACCCCCGCCTCGGCGACGGGGGCGACGACGGGCGCGCGACCAAACAACGACCGCGACCCATCCAAGCACTCTTGGTAGCCGGCGCTCACTCCGCCAACTCCGCGTGCAAGCCGTCCATCGCCGCGGCAACCAACTCCGCCGCGCGCAACTCCTTGTCCAACATCTCGGCAACGGCAAGCAACTCGGCATCGAGCGCCGGCGACAACATCGGTAGCGACGACCGCCACCGCAAGCGCAAGCGCAAGCGCAACAAGCCAAGCTCATCCGCCGCCCACCACAGCGTATAGCCGCGACCAACACCATCGACTATGTAGCCGATGCTCCGACGCAAATCCAAGTCCACACCATCGCCAGCAGCGACCTGCGCCAAGCGCGCAACAGCAAGACTCTCGATACTCTCGTGTGACATGATTGATAGCCCCTCCGGGGGCAATTGATGGCCGCCCACGCGGCCCACAAAAACCCCTATAACACGCCACACGCGCAAAAGTCAAGTAAAAAATAACGCAACAAAATCAACAACCTACAATCTATTTTGTTTGTCGCGACACACGAAACTCGACTTGGGCGGCCGACGGCGCGTCCACCGGCGATGCCACCGGCGATGCCACCGGCGACACCGATGACCGCGACGACACCGATGCCGGCGGTGATGACGATGACCACGATGCCGGCGATGATGCCAGCGATGACGACCACCGACGACCGCGATAACCGCGACGACGAGGACACAACAAACCGACTATAACAACGACGATGATGACGGCTTGCGATAACGGCGAGGACAAACATTTTGACGCTGCGCGCCTACGGGCGCAACGACACAACTTTACTGCTTAGCGCGGGCGGCGGATGGAGCGACCGGCGCGCGCCCGAATCGTCGCAAATAAGAATGATTCTCGATACCGATTTTTTTACCTCTTCGGCGCGCGCGCGCGAAAACCGAAATAAAAAACATTATCGCAAGCGCGCGAACGCCGCAAATAAGCCAAAAAGGAAAGCGAATGGACGATAACCGCTGACAAATGGATATGTTGCCTGACTATAATTCCGGCTGAAAATAGCGGTTTTTCCGACTATGGACTGCTGAAAGCCGCGTGTTTATTGGCTTTTTTCTGACTATGCTTGTAGTTAGTCGGTATAGTCGGGAAGAAAATCGCTAATAACGGTGCGGGTTTCATGTTACTATACCAAGTTACTATAAAGTGTGTGTGTGTTACGTGCATGCGCGTGCATGCGCGCACATGCGCGTGCGCACATGCGCGTGTGTGAATGGGGTGCGCAAATTTCATAGTCGGACCTGTGGATAAGTCGGTTGAAGCCAGTAACGGTGCGGGGTTAGGTGACTATATTGGTGACTATTTGGTGACTATATGTTGACTTTTGGTATTTTGTTGGTATGGTGGTGGTCATGTTTGTTGGTGGAGAAAGGCGTGTTGGTGGTGAGCCGGCGGTTGCTGGTGAGGGGGTGTCGTCCGCCTCGTTGGTGGGTGGTGGTTCGTCTTTGCCGTTGGTGGAGGGTTTGGGTGGTGATGTGTCGGAGCGTTTGCGGTTGGTGTTTCAGGGTTTGTTGGATGGTCGTGGTTTGGACGAGTCGGCTGCGGCTGTGGGGATGAGTTCGAGTGGTGTGTTGGCGTTGGTGGTCGCGCATGAGGGTGCGGCGGACATGTTTGCGCGTGTGGTGCGGGTGTTGGGTTTTAAGTCGGTCGTGAAGGTGTCGGAGTTGGCTGTTCGTGCGGAGGGTGCGTTGGGGCCGGTGCCGGGTTTGCGTTTGGCGTTGGATGCGCACAAGTTTTTGGCGGTGAATGGTTTGCCGGAGTTGTTGAGTCGGACGAGTAGTTCGGCGGATAGGCGTGGGAATTATGAGCGTCAGGTTGAGCGTCGTGAGCGTGCCGAACATGGTGAGGTGGAGTTGGTGACGGGTGTGCGTGAGGGGGGCGAGGTTTGATGGGTTGGTTGCCGGGTGTGCTTGGGCGTGATGAGTGTGGTTTGCCGTTGGACGTGTCGGTGTCGGATGCGTTGTCGCATTTGTTTCCGGCGTCTGGTGGTGGGAAGCGTCGTCGTGTGAGTTTGGGTTGGGAGCCTTTTGCGCATCAGCGTGATTTGTATCGGTTGTTGGAGGTGAAGCACAATGCGGTTGTGTGTTTTCATCGTCGTGCCGGCAAGTCCGAGGGTTTGTTGATGTGGTTGGTCGAGCAGGCGTGGTCTTGGGATAGGGTTGTGGTTGAGCGTGAGCGTCCGTTTTCGCCGCCGCAGTATGCTTACATCTTGCCGGACATGATGCAGGCGTTTGATGTGTTGAATGACAAGTTGGAGAAGTTGCACATTCGGATTCCGGGTGTGCGGTTGGTTCGGCAGCGTGGTGTGAATTTGTTGTTTCCGAATGGTGCGAAGATTATGGTGCGTGGTTCGTTGCGCCCGGACAGCATTCGCGGCACTTATTATGATGCCGTGGTGTTGGATGAGTATTCGGACATGAGTCCGAGTTTGATTCCGTATGTTATTCGTCCGGCGTTGGCGGATTATCGTGGTCGGTTGGTGATTAGCGGCACGGTGAAGGGTCGGAATGATTTCTATCGCAAGTTTGCGGCGGCGGAGTCGGGTGCGTCTGGTGATTCTTGGGGTGCGATTATGCGTCGTGCGAGTGAGACGACTCGTTTTTCGCCGGAGGAGTTGTCGGAGGCTCGTGCGGAGGCGGAGGCGACGGACAATCTGCATGCGTATTTGCAGGAGATGGAGTGTGATTGGGATGCGGCGTTGCCGGGTTCGATTTGGGGGAAGATGGTGCGTGCTTTGCGTGAGCGTGGTGATGTGACGCGTGTGCCGCATGACCCGGAGCGGAAGGTGATTGCGACTTGGGATATTGGTGTGACGGATGACACGGCGGTGTGGTTTTTTCAGTTGACCAGTGGTGGTGGTGTTCGTGTGATTGATTTTGAGAGTGCGCCGGGTCGGTCGTCGGCGGATTGGGGCATGTTGGTGAAGGACAAGGGTTATGATTATGAGATTCATGTGTTGCCGCATGATGCGAAGCAGGTGAATCAGGAGACGCTTGGGACGTTTCAGCAGACCTTCACGTCGATGGGTTTGAAGAACATCGCGTTGCCGCGTGAGGATGTGCAGATTCGGATTGATGCGGCGCGCAAGATTTTTCCGCGTGCGGTGTTTGATGCCGAGCGTTGTGAGTGGGGTTTGGATGCGTTGTCGTTGTATCAGCGGCAGTGGGATGATGAGTTGCAGGTGTTTCGGAAGGCTCCGAAGCATGATTGGACTTCGCATGCGGCGGATGCGTTTGGTTATGGTGCGGTGTATTTGGCGCATCGTGTTCGTCGGCGGAGGCCGGGGTCGCCGCCGGCGCGTGATGAGTTGTTGTCGGACAAGGCGATTACGCGGATGTTGTCGGGTGAGCCGGACGGGGTGCCGGTGCAGATGAGTCGGGTGGGGCGTGCTTGACAAGGCGGCGGCGGGGGGGGTATAACCGCGCCCCATGAGCGAGATTGATTTGCGCTGTGGTGATGTTTTGGATATTTTGCCAGCCCTGCGGGGCGGCGAGTTTGCGGCCGTGGTGGCGGACCCGCCGTATTGCAGTGGTGGCATGCAGACGGCGGGGCGGATGCGTCCGAAGATTAACGGGTCGTATAATCCGTCTCGTAGTGAGTGGATTGTGGGTGACCAGATGTCGACCGAGATGTACCGCGAGTGGTTGCGGCATGTGATGCGCGGCGCGTTGGATGCTTGTTGCGATGGTGCGCAGGCGTTTGTGTTCACCGACTGGCGCATGTGGCCGGTGGTGCAGTATGCCGGCGAGGCGGCCGGCTGGACGACCGCGCAGATGGTGGTTTGGGAGAAGGTCAGTGCGGGGTGTGGTGCGTTTTGGATGAATGCGCATGAGTTGGTGTGGTGTGGTTTCAAGAACCGGCGCTTGCATCCTCGCCGGACGGGGCAGCGCAACACATGGCGTGGCAGCAAGCCGCGTGACCAGTTGCATCCGAATGTCAAGCCGGTTGAGATGATTCGGTATTTGTTGCGTGCGGTGGCGGTGGATGGTGCGGTGTTGGACCCGTTCATGGGTTCGGGCAGTGCGGGTGTGGCTGCGCGTTTGGATGGTCGTGGTTACACGGGGATTGATGTGGATGCGCGTTGGATTGAAGAGGCGCGTGTGAATGTTTTGAATGTGTCGCCGGCTGCTCGGCAGTCGGTTTTGGAGGTGGCGTGATGGAAATTGATGACATGAAGCGGAAGAAGTTGTTGGAGCGTTTGCGTCGTCATGAGGAGGCGTCGGTGAATAGTTCCGGCGGTGATTTGGCGGCCGCGCAGGTGATTGCGTGGGCGGCGTATTTGAAGGACCCGGCTTTTATTTCGAAGCAGGAGAAGGACGAGCGTGAGGGCGTGCAGTTGAGTCAATTCGTTTCTGGTGATGTGGCGGATGCGGTTGATAGTGTGCAGTCGCGTTTGTTGTCGATTGTGTTTAAGCAGCCGCGTTTTGTGGATGTGGAGTCGGAGACGGCGGAGGATGCGGAAGAGGCGGAGTTGCAGGGGCTCAAGATTGAGTCGGTGATGCGTGACGAGCAGGTTGATGGTCAGCGTCCGTTGCGTGATTGGGCGAAGTTGGGTTTGCTTGGCAAGATTGGTTTGACGCGTGTGCAGGTGGTGCGTTGTGAGCCGGAGCCGTTTTTGTTGGAGGGTTTGACTTTTTTCAGGATGTTGGCGTGTCTTGAGGGTCAGGAGGCGGGTGGTTATGAGGTGTCGTTGCCGATAGATGCGGATGGTGGGAAGAGTCCGGTGGATTTCCCCCCGAATGGCGTGTCGTTCACGGTGCGTGGGAAGTTGCCGGCGTTGGTTAAGGTGGTGGTGCAGTGTTTGCCGCCGGAGTGTTTGATTTTGTCGCCGTATTGCGAGACGCTTGACCAGTCGGACAATCGTGGTGCGCAGTATGTTGGTGTGCGTGAGGACATTTCGGTTGGTCGTGCGGTGGAGATGTTCCCGGATTTGCGGGCGGGTTTGCGCGACCCGGAGAGTGATTTGTATGCGCGCGTTATGGGCGGGTCCGGCAAGGACAGGTTGGTTGATGATGAGCGTCGTCATTTGCGTTTTGACACGGATGCGTCGTCTACGGATGGCACGGAGACTTCTCGCAATGTGGATGGTGTTGAGTTGACTCATTATGAGGAGCATGTGCGTTTTGATTTGAATGGTGATGGTTTTGATGAGTTGTTGCGTGTGAATCGTTTGGGTCAGCATATTGTTGATGTGGAGGAGGTGACTGACAACAATTTGGCGTGGTGGACTCCGTTTCCGTTGCCGAACAAGGTTGTGGGCGAGTCGTTGGCGGACAAGGTGTTTGAGTTTCAGGATGTGAACACGCGGTTGATTCGTCATGGTTTGAATGCGGCGGCGATGGCGGTTACGCCGCGGTTGTTGATTGATGCGCGCAGCATGGCTGGGAGTGATGTTGAGACGGCGGACACTATTGACGCGATGGTGCGTGGTGGTATTGGTTCGATTGGTGAGGTTGGTGGGAATCCGAATGAGATGATTCGGGAGTTGGCGCCGGGTGAGAATTCGGCGCGGACGGCGTTTGAGTTTGCCGACATGTTCAAGGGTGCGCGTGAGGAGCGTGTTGGGATTACGCCGATGACGAAGGGTTATGGTGGTAGCACGCCGATTAATCGGACGGCGGCCGGCATGGCGATGGGCATGACGGCGAGCAGTGCGTTCATCAACGACATCGCGGACAATTTTTCCGCTGGTTTGGGGATTTTGGCGTTGAAGATTCGGGATGCGTTGCGGCAGTCGGGTGAGTTGGCGCGTGTGCGTCGTGGTGATGAGATGTTGGTGATTGACCCGTCGCGGTGGTCGCGGTTGAAGATTCGGGTGAATGCTGGTGTGGCGATGATTAATCACACCGAGCGTCAGACCTTTTTGGCGATGATGTTGCAGGAGCAGAAGTCGGTGTTGGACATGTTTGGGTTGATGAATCCGATGTGTTCTTTGCCGCAGTTGCGTTCGACTTTGGTCGAGATGGCGGCGGTGATGGGTTATCGTGACCCGGAGCGATTTTTTCGTGCGGTGTCGCCGGAGCAGGTGCAGGCGTTGGCGGAGGAGATGGCGGCGAACAATCCGGCCGCGGCGGAGTTGGAGTTGAAGCGTGAGTTGGCGGCCGGTGAGTTGGAGTTGAAGCGTGAGGTGGCGGCGATTGAGTTGGAGTCGAAGCGTGAGGTGGCGCAGACGGATGCGCAGATGCGGTTGATGGAGCAGCAGTCGGGCGCGCAGTTGGATGTGGCGAAGATGCAGACCGAGGCGCAGTTGAAGGCGGCGCAGGCGCGGTTGGAGCATGAGTTGCGGTTGTTGCAAATGCGTTTGGATGCTGCTATAAAGCGTGGTGAGAGTGTTGCCGGCGTGCAGGTCAAGCGGTTGGAGGCGCAGATTGATGCGGCTCAGAGGGCGCGGCAGCAGAACATCGAGGCGCAGTTGGAGATTCGGCAGCAGAACATCGAGGCCGGTCTTGAGCGTCGTGGTCAGGTGATTGAGGCCGGGTTGAAGCGGCGCGAGATTGCCGAGAACGCTAAAATCAGCGGGGTGAGGTCTGGTGGCAAGGTCGGTTGATGGTGAGGACATGGGCGATTTGGAGCCCTTGCGCTTGCATGATTTGGCGTGCAAGATTCAGGAGTGCATGCGCGAGATGGGTTGGTCGCGGCATTATTACGCGATTGAGGAGGAGGTCAAGCGGGGCTTGACAAATCCCAAAAACCCGGGTAACTTCGGTGAAATCGCGTATATTCAGGGTCAGTTGAAGTTGCTGGAGGAGGTGCTTCACCCGAAAACTGGGCATTTGAGTTTTTGGGTTTTGAGGCATAAACTGACCGAAGAGAAGATTCGAGAGTTAATCGGAGGCGAGAGATGAGCGAGCAGGCAAACATCGATGACTGGGCGAATGTTGGTGGCGGCGAGCATGGTCTCGACGCTATGCAGACGGCTTTGGAGGGCGGTGGTGCGCCCGCGGCCGACCCTGACCCGGCCGCCCCGGCCGCGGGTGATGATTCGACTCCGCCCGTTGCCGAGGCGCAGCCGCCGGCTGCCGAGGTTCAAACGCCGCCGGCAGATGGTGGGGAACAGGCGTCGCCGGTTGAGGGGGCGCAACAGCAAGCCGCCGAGCAGCAGGGGGAGGAATCTGCTGGTGTCGAGGTGAATGATGAGACCAAGTTTATTGTTGGTGTGGATGCCGACGGCAAGGATATTGAGGCGAAAGCCGGCGAGATTGTTGATGCGTTGACGGCGTATCGGCAGGTTGGTGAGGCGACGGGGGCGGCGGCGATTAAGTTGCCGGAGGTGAATGCGGCGGTGCGAGATTTCAACTACGCTTCGGTGGAGGGTTATGTGGAGGCGGATGCGCAGGTGAAGTCGATTCAGCAGCGTGCCGTGCCGATTGCGAATGAGATTCGTTCCAAGCAGGCGCAGGTGTTGCAAAGGGAGCGGTCGTTGTTGGATATGGGTGATGATTTTGACATGGAGTATGCGACGAGGGCGCAGATTGAGATTTCGGCGTTGAATCGTGAGATTGAGGGTTTGCGCGCGGAGTATGGTCAGTTGGATGGTCAGGTGCGCGATATTGTGCGGGACATGTCGGCGCGGTCGCAGGCGCATGTTGACCGTTTGATTGGTGAGGGTTGGTCGGAGTATGCTGACCCGGCGAAGCGTGATGGTGTGGTGCGTGAGTTGGCGGCGGAGGCGAACAAGATTTATGGTGTGCAGGCGGAGGAGGTGTCGGTTGGTGTGCGTCGTGACCCGCGGTTGGCGGCGATAGTGCGGGATGCGTTGGCGTATCGCAAGATTTCGGCTGGTGCGGCTGGCAGTATCACGGCGGCGGTGCAGAAGGCGGCGGGCAAGGCGGGTGCGCCGGCGCGGAGCAATGTGATTCGCTTCACAGGCAAGAAGATGTCGGCGGCTGGTGGTGGTGCGTCGCCGACTGACCGGGCGGGTGGTGGTCAGGCGGGTGCGATTCCGAAGGCGACGTTGGATAGGGTTGCGGCGGGCGACCACAGCGCGGCGGATGAGCATCTTGCGCGGCTGATGGGTTTTTGATATATTCCAGTTTCGTGGGGACGAACTTCCAGCATTATGGTGAATGACATGGCTGCCCCTTCAAACACGCTGCAAATCGACAATCCCGCGCTTCGAGAGGCGTTGTGGAACACGATTTCGCGCATCGACCCGATGGACACGCCCGGCTTTTCGGGGCTGACTCGGTTTCGCGCTCGTGCCTACAAGGAGGAAATCCTTGTGGACGAGTTGAATGTTCACAACACAAACTTCGTGCCATACGGTGACCAGTGGTCGTATTCCGACCGCAAGTCGCCGGAGCGCAGGCAGTTTGTCATGGGGACGATTACGGAGGGCTTCAGCGTTGCCGACGAGGAGAATGTCTCGCGTCATGCCGGTATGGGTCGGCGTGTGGCGTGGGAGATGCGCAAGTTGGCAATCGAGCAGCGCATCGCCATCGAGAAGATGTTGTTTGCCATGAACTTGGCGAGCGACACGCCGGACAATGGGAACTCGTTCAAGGGTCAGCCGGCGTCTTTCATGGCGCAGTTGGAGACCAATGTGCAGTTCAATTCCAGCGCGGCGACGACTGCCGGGGCGAATGGTGGTTGGGACGACTCCACCAAGGAGTATTCGGCGCGCACTGATGCCAATCCGACTCGCGCGTTCACGGAGAAGATGTTGAAGGACGCGTTGAACGACATTTGGAAGAATGCCGAGGGTGGCTTGATGGGCATCGGTGTGATGATGAACATGAAGCAGAAGCAGGTGTTTGACACTTTCACCGGCATCACCGAGTTCCGCACCAATACGATGGGGCAGAAGCAGGCGACGATTTTGGCGGCTGCCGACACCTATCGGCATGATGCCGGTTCGGTGCGCACGGTGTTGAATCGTCACATGCGTGACCGCGACATTTTCCTGTGTCACAAGCCGGGCATGCGTCTTTACAACTTCTGGATGTTCCGGACGCATCGTCGGCCGAAAGAGGGGAACAATGAGGGTCGGGTGATGACTTCGAGTTTCGCTTTGGGTTTGGCGAATGAGAAGCGTCACGGGGCGATTTTCGACCTGAGTTAGTCGGTGCGATGGGCGCGCCGATTGGGACGAGCGGCTTCCTCAACAATGTCGGTCCGAACGACGTCATTGTTGAGGATTGGCGTGTTGTCGAGCAGCGTTGGCATTTTGGGACGCTGAAGCGTGTGTTGATAAATTCGCAGGGGTATATCAAGAACGAGGGCTATACGCCTGCGGAGGTTGATGATTTGCTTTTGCGGCGTTGTCGTGCGTTTCGGGATGGTGAGATTGGTGGCAAGGCGAGGCAGTTTGGGTTGACGCCGGTGGTGTCTGTGCCGGTGCATGTTGTCGAGCAGTTGTGGGCGGAGCATGGTGTTGACCCGTTTGCTGATGAGGATACGGAGCGGGAGTTGGTGTATAAGAACAAGGACATCATGGCGGCGTA